TCAGCACCAGAGTAAACAATAATTGAACGCTTACAGAATATAACTAAAAAGTTATTAAAGGCTGATAACGCTACAATCTCGTCATTACCGTCAGGGAACACAAGAGTTAAATCTAAAGAACCTGAAGTACCGCCTGTCCAAGCATGACCGTTAAGTGTATCCGACCAGTATACAGTATGTTTATTACCACTTACATCAGCTACCCATAGTTTACCAAATGCGGCTAATACTTCATTACCTTGAGGTGCAGTACCTGTAGAATGAGAGTGGCTTGACATAGCCTCTAAGACTCCTGAGCCACTTTCGTCTGTATATATTAAAGGCTCATGTTCTCTTTGGAAGAAGTACGTATGGTTGTTAAAGTCTACAATCTTCCAGTTGTTTGCTGTTGGTGTGTATCCTGTGGGAGTTATGTCAGTTAAGGCAGTACCTGAGAATATTTTATTGTTACCCCCTGAGAATACTACCTTGTCACCACTACGGTCTAAAGACTCGTGTAAAGCCTCTACGCCACGACTAGTACCTAAGTTAGAGTTGTTAGTAGAAACCGCTGTATAACCCTTACGTGCGCCTATACGCCCATATTCGTCAATGATACAGTTACTAGCGGTAGCCGCAAAGGACTGGTCAAGAGAAATAGGTGAATCCTGACTGTTAATCCCCGCAAAACCTGGGGCTTGTACTGTAATGTTCTGTAATTGTTGTGCCATTAGCAAGGTGTCCATACAGTTTCAGAAGGGAATCTAGCGGCATCAAACGCTACTGCATCTGCTAACGTAGTGTCCGCTAGGGCAAATAGTTCCTGTGCTGAAGTACCGCCTGTTTCTCCACGCTCACGGGAAGCTAAGGCTACTGCGTACTGTACAACTGGTGATGAAGGTACAACTAGTTTATCTGCGTCAAGAGTAAATGCGTCTGCTCTATCTACAATGTTAAATCGTAATGTATACGCTTTGTCAGGCTTAGGGTATAAGTCAACTAAAGCATTACCATTAGCATCTACACCATTCCAAGAGTAATACTCTGGAGAACCTTTAACAGGCTCTTGTACTAGGTATGCGTTGTTCATCCAAGAAGAACTAGCAGGACGCATAAATAAGTTTGACGTATCGTTAATAACGTCTAGTATTTTAAAGGAGTTATTAGTACCTGTCATACTGTAACTAAACACATCATCAGTAGTGGTTACTGTGATTGTACTTCTAAGTGCTGACCAATCCCATGCGTCTTCAACAATACGTCTACCATCGTTGACAAACTCTCCTATAAGTTTTACATAGGAGTCTGTAGCATTTTCTACAGAAGATGTTTCTTCCTCTCGCATTCTACGCAGTACACTGTTTACTAATTGTAAGTAAGTCATTATCCATACCTTCTTAGGTTCATCAAGGGACTAAGCATTTGTTGTGTAGACTTAATCTTTGTGTCAAATTTAAATAGTTCGTTGTCGAATAAACTTTCGACTTGTGTTGGTTCTTCTTCTTCTTCTTCAGATTCTGCTAAATCAATAGAAGGTAAGTCTATATCTATTTCAGGTACTTCTATATCGGGTGTAGTAAACTCTGGTAAATCAACATTTAACTCTGGTAAGTCTATATCTATTTCAGGGAACTCAAGTTCTGGTAAATCTGGTAAATCTGGTAAATCTGGTAAATCTGGTAACTCTATATCTTTTAATGCTTGTAACGCAGGGTCTACATATTCTTCACCTAAATAATCAAGAGCATCATCAACGGTATCTACTACGAACTCACCTGCGTCTTTACCCTTGTCAATAAGGTCTTGACCTATTTCTTTACCTTGTTGTAAAGCAGGGTCTATATATTCTTCACCTAAATAATCAAGAGCATCATCAACGGTATCTACTACAGCCTCTCCTATATCCTTACCTTTGTCAATAAGGTCTTGACCTAAGTCTTTAGCTTTTGCTAACGCAGGGTCTACAGCTTCCTCACCGAACTTATCAACGACATTATCAACAGTGTCTACAATTCCTTCACCTATGTCTTTACCCTTGTCAATAAGGTCTTGACCTATTTCTTTACCTTGTTGTAAAGCAGGGTCTACGTACTCTTCACCTAAATAATCAAGAGCATCGTCAGCTTTATCAACAACAACTTCAGCTACTTCTTTACCTTTTTTTAACGCAGGGTCTACAACTTCTTCACCGAAAGTGTCAATTAAATCGTCAGCGGTGTCTACAACGGCTTCACCTATGTCCTTACCTAAATCAATAACGCCTTGACCTGCTTCTCCAACTATATCAACTCCTGATTCTATCGCACCTCCTAGTGCCTTACCGCCTTCTTCTATTGCACCTACTAATGCGGTATCTCCTATGTAATCAAAAGTGTCATCAAGTAAATCTACTGTGTCCCCTAATACACCCCCTGCAACATCCCCCGCTAGTTCAGCGGCTGAAACTAAAGTATCTCCTGCGAAACCTGCCGCACCTTTAACAATATCACCACCAAACTCATCAATAAATTCGTCTGTACCGCTTCCTCCTGTCAATACAGTTTTTTCAATTTTGCTTAAACCTTCCGTTAAAGCCTCAGGGTCTATATTAAAAGTATCTGCATCAATACCAACAGCGTTTAAACCTCTTTCAATAAAATGTGTATCATAGCCTGTGTATTCAAATAAAGCAGTAACAGGGTCTTTATCTGCTAAGGCGTTTACTATACCAGTTGTTTGGTCATAGGTTAAATCGCCTAAACCAAAACCACTTGTAGTATCGGTAGGTGCTTGTATAGCACCTGTTGTTTCTAAACCTGATAAAATTAAATTAGCATAGTCACTACCGTGTAGTGTTTCTCCATTAGCTACTTTATATAATGAATACCATGATTCAGATTGTCCTCCAGTTACTGCGGCTAAAAGAGAACGACCCACTAAAGTAGCAAAAGGTCTTATATCTCTTACCCACACAGAGTCATCATCTAGTGGGTCTATACCTATATTTGTTGCACCTATAGCATAATTAAAGTTTTCTTCGTTTGTTAAAGATTCAGGTTCAAAACCTGTTAAACTCGTGTCTATAAAATTACCGTCAGTGTTTTTAGATAAACTTTTAAAATCTTCTACATCTGTAGGAAATAAAGTTACTTGACCCTTAGCACCTTTGTCTAATACATTAGGGTTAGTCGGTATAGAAAATAAATCACCGTCATCAAAAAAATATATATTCTCTGGATTGTCTAGTTGTAATTGACTTGCTGAAACATTTTTGTATTCTTCCTTGTCAATTTCTCCTTCTTTATATAATTTATAATAAAAAGCTATTTTGTCTTGACTAGTGGAAGCATTAAATCCGTATGAAAACAAATCTTTATGGGGGCTTTTATAAGCAGCATATAAACCAGAAACATTTTTCTCTCTTAAAGAAATAACATTTTCTGCGTCACTAGATTCTTGTGTTCTTTCATAATCAGTTAATTCAGCAGTTCTTATGTTTTCAGCTCGAATGTCTTGTTCAAATTCTTTTACTGCTTGTTCTTCTTTTTCCTGTTGTGCATAATAACCACCCGCGCCTACAGGTTGAGGTTCTGTAACAAACTGACTAGAAGAACTGCCACTAATAGGATACGCTGAGTTTTCAATTATAGTTACAGGGGAAGTACCGTCTCCACGGTAAGTATTAGTGTCATCAAGAGAAGAAATATTTTCTTTTAAATTTGATAACTCTACAAACTCTTTATCTTCAGCAACTTGTGCCTCTATTACTTTATCTAAAGAAACATAATCTTCGTTATTTTTTTGTGCATTCCATTTTGCCAAGTCTTCGTGATAACGCATATCACGTCTACCCATAGGATAGTCTTGATAACGTGGACGTTGTAAAAGAGTAATTTCTGACATTAGTTATCCCTCTGTACTTTTTTAGTCTTCTCAACAGTTCTCATAGCACCTAAACCAAGCATACCCATTAGTACTGGCATCATTGTAGCCATATCTAAAACAGGGATTTCAATGGTAGAATCGGCAAGAGCAAGCGCAAAATTTGCCATCGGGATAAGAATGTACTGACTCGCAAGTCCAATGCAACAAGTCCAACCAACAGCAGGTCTCCAACCCGACACAAAGAGGCTCTTATGTGACGCTTCTGTCTTATTAACTTCAAGTTGCGCTTTCGCAAGTTCCTGCGCGTGTTTTTCAGCCATTGTCGAAAGTTCAAATGCAATCGCATTCTTCTTGTCTTTATCCTCTATGAATTTGTCAAGTAGTCCAGTTACTGGTCCGATTAGTTGTTGTAACATATATGCCTCACTTAAGGGGATTTGAGAGGTAGTCCATACCCTGCCACAAATCCTCTACCTCTTTGGTCAATGTCTTTAACTTCTTACCTACGTCACCAATATCTTTTGTAATAACTTCAGCCTTCGCTACTGTACCTTTTATACCCTCTATCTCATTAGCTAGCTTAGAAACGTCTGTATTCAATTCTAACAGCTTTTCTTGCTGACTTAGTAGTGTCTCTAGCCTTGTGCCTAAAGTGGCTAGATTCTGCTGTATGGGGCTTACATCGGGTATCTGTGTAGCTTCTACTGCTTCCAGTCTTGAGTACAGGCTAGAGGCTGTCCATACGCCACCACCTATTGTACTACCAATACCTAGAACTATGGCTATCCATACACCTTTAAATGATGTACCGCCAATGGTTAATTCAGTTTGTTCTAAACTCATAGTTCCGTACAGTCACTGTTCATAAAGCAATCATAACTATAGGCTGTAGGACCAGTTAAATAATATTCTGATTCACTACCTGCGGCTAGGATGTCTGCTTCCGTTACGTATAAATCTAAACCAATATTGTCATTACCATTAAGGTAAACTGCTGTAAGGTTTCTAGTGGTGTTATAACCCATAGCAACCCACTGTTGGTTAGAATCGTAAAAGATGTTAGTCTCTTCCGCTGTAGTGTTAGCATTCTCTATGCCTTGCTCTAGGAACTCTACAGCTTCTTTGTTACCTGCTACAGATAAGAATGCACTAGCGTTGTTAGCGTGTTCCTCAATGGAGTCTAGGGAGTCGTTGTACGTCTCTACCTCTTCCTGAGTGATTGTTAATGATTCTATATTGTCAGCTACAAAAGTTTGTACTTCCGCTTCCTCTTGAGGACTAGCGGCTGACTCAGATACCTCAGCTACTTCCTGTACAGCAATCATGTCAACTACTACTTCAGTAAATACACCAATGGCTTCATCCATCATGTCCAACTCAGTGTATGCTTTTTCCTCAAGTACAGTCTGTAAGTCACCGAAGGCTTTGTAGTTAGACATACCAGACAATGCGTTGTTGTACGCCTGTAGTTGTTCTGCACTAATGTGCGCTGTGCTTGACAATGTACCATCAGACAAGCCTGAGCCTGTATAGGAGTACTCTTGTGCCGCACCTACAAGTTTAATACCTCTGTCTATCTGGTCAACAATAGCGTTGGAGGTGTCAATAAGGTTGTCTAACTCACTGCTGTGTGCTACGGAACTTAGCACTAACAGAGATAATATCATCTTCTTCATCTGTGTCCTCTCCTCCAATGTTTAGTATAGTGTTGTACCAATCTTGTGTATCTTTGTTGTAGTCAGGTATATATATTTCTGGCTGTCTTTTCATAACTAGCATAGCACGTTTACCTACTACTAGCTTGCCGTTACTTAGTATGGGACATGGAGTACCTGACATAAACATACTCTTCCATACATCTACTGCTTCACACATACGGGCTACTGCGGCTACCTTCATGCCTAAGTCACTAAGTACCTTAGCGTCCCTACGTCTGTTACAGTTCTCATCAATCTTGTACTTACCTTCCGACCAACCTACTACCACGGTCTGTACTGATGACCCTATACCTTTTAAACACGTTTCAATACCATTGGACATATAGCTAGGTGTTATAGCTGAACCTACTGGTATTTCTGAACTACTTCCTGCACCATTATACGTGTTACTTGTTGATGTATCCTGTGTGCTGTTGTTACTATTCGTTGTGCTGTTGTCCCCATGAAATGTATTCAAAGAACCTTCCTGAGCGTTGTCAGCCAGTGTAACTACGCTGAACAACATTAACAAACAAAATAGTCTTCTCATTACTTTTTATGTACAATCTTCTGTACTGTATCTGATTCATAGATACGTAAACCTAACCAGATAATAGTAAACAGACTGGCTACAGGTGGTAGCCATGCGGCTACTGACATTATTCCTGTTGATGCCGCGGCTAAGTCTAGTGCTTGTTTTGCTTCGTTGGTCATTTGTATGTCCTTATATTGCGGCTATTATAAATGCTAAGAGTTCTGAGTAACGAACCCCTAATCGAGTTATTTCAGTTGAACCTTCTGGTGCGGCTTCTGCATAATTGTATGTTTCACCTTCATGCTCCCACCAAGTGTCAGAACAAAACATAGAGTAATTATGAGCGTCTAAACCTTCAGCAGTAAATGCGTCTTGTAAGTCCTGTGCTACAATACCAAAGTGTATTCTAGCGTTATCACCTTTTTCTTCAACTGCATCATTAAATCTGTACTTACGTAATAAACCTTTAGCGGCTGTAGCTACTCTGGTCTCTGCATCGGACAAAGTTTCTATCTGTTGCTTAGTGTTTCTGTCTGAAGTGTTAATTGTAGATGTTGATGCGTATAGCTGTTGCCATTTAGCACTAGAATTGCCTAACCGCATTTTACTGTCGTGATTGCCGCCAGTAGTCGTTAATGGTTGGAAATACGAAGACCCTGTACCTGTCCCACCAAATATACTAAACACACCTACTGCAATTTCACCTGATGATAAATATGTAAACCTTGAACCTGCATAACCCTGACCAGTTGTACCTATGCCGCCATGATTTGCATCAGTGCCATTTGATAATCTTTTTTCAAGTTTATAACCTAATCCTGCACCTGAAGTTGCAGTGTTTGTAGATACGAATGGTGGTGCAGAAGCGTTGCCTAGTTCTATACTTGTGCCGCTGTTAATTTTAGAACCAGTTATTGTTCCTGCTTCTATCTTTGCTCCTGTAACAGCACTATCAGCAAGTTGGTCAGTATCTATAGAACCATTAGCAATGCTTGTTAAGTAGTCAGATGAATCAAAAGCCTTAACCTGCGCTAGGTTAGTTACTTCTGAGTCCATTAATGCACCTGCGCTAGTAACATTAGCTGTATCCGTTACGTCTGCGTTTGCTTCAATACCATTCAGTTTAGTATGGTCAGCATCGGTAAATGCGTTAGTGTCTGCATTGTTTTCGTATGCTGTCTTTATCTCTGCATCGGTTTGGTCAGCAGTTGCACTAGCTTCTATACCACTTAACTTAGTCTTTTCAGCGTCTGTAAAAGCATTAGTATCTGCTTCAGCTTCATACGCTGTCTTTATTTCTGCACCTGTCTGGTCTGCGGTTGCGCTAGTTTCTATACCGTTTAACTTAGTATGGTCAGCGTTAGTAAAATCGTTTGTTGTTAAACCGCCATCACCAACTGTGTACGTTGTGTTAGTACTATTAATAGTGAAGTTAGGATATGTACCTGTTATTGAAGTAGCACCTGTACCTGTCAAGGCTACTGTTTGGTCTGGTAAACTATTTGTAATAGTACCATTACTCGCTATAGAGATACCAGTTCCTCCTGTGAGGACACCAGTAACATTAGCGGCTGTTACGCTTGCGTCTGAACCATCAGCACCTGCAGGTCCTGTAGCACCAGTTGCGCCTGTAGCACCAGTTGCTCCTGTTGCTCCCGTAGCACCAGTTGCTCCTGTGTCTCCTTTAGGGACAGTTAGAACACCCGTAGAAGCATTATAAATTACTTCTGTACCTGCATCACCTGTAGCGGCTGTAAGAGTTAATATGGAGTTTGCAGAGGCTTGTGCGGAAGTAGCCGATGCTTCAGCCGCGTTAGCCTGAGCAGTTACTTCCTGTAGAAAGGAATTATCCGATGAATCTCCTGAGCCACCTACACCTCTGAATATAGCCATGAAACATTCCTATAGTTAAAAAAAAAAGAATTGTATAAAAAAGAAAAAGGGAAAGGGGCTTCCGAAGAAACCCCTTAAGTACTACTAAGCGTTTACAGCGATGTTGAATGCGGCATCTGGACGTAGAACAGCAGTACCATACAAAGTGTCAGCAGTGTATAGAGTAGACAGGAAATCCTGCTTGTACTGAGTCTGTGAACGAACACCCATTTGCTCCGCAAGAACCATAGAGTCTTTGTGGAACAGCATAGCTTGTTTAACGTCACCACCTGCACTGTTATCACCCGCAGTTTCAATGATAGGACAGTTAGAAGAAACAAAGATGTCGATACCGTATAAGTTACCGATTTGACCGTTGTTTACAACTTTACCATCTACAAAGTCACTTGACGAATAACGGGTAATGCCCATGATAGCGTTACGGATTGATGGTGGTACTACAAGACAACGATTGTCCATAGGTACGTCAGCATCATCCATTTTTTGAATCAAAGCACGGAAACCCTCATCGTTGAATACGTCACCTGCGGCAACTGAGTCTACAGCATAAGCCTCAACACCAGAACCACCTGCAAAGTTATAAGTACCAGTACCAACGTAATCACCACCGTTGTTACCAAACTGCTTACCTAGTTCAAACAAGCTAGTGTCTACTTGCTTAGCTAGAGCGTAACCTGCGTCACCAGTGTAGAACTGACGAAGTGAAGACAATGATTGAGTCTCAGTAATGTCTTCAATTAAACGCGAGTATTCAAAGTGCTTGTCTAATGCGATTTGTACTTCGCCTTCAGTAGCGTTCTGTACAGTAACAGCAGTGCCTTCCGCTTTAGCGTGAGCATCACCACGAACAGGCTTAGGAATGTGAAGAGTATCACCTTTCTTGCCAGTCATAGATAGTTTCTTGACTAGGTTAGCTAGTACAAGGTTAGATTGATAAGCCGCAACAACTTCATCACTCCAGATTTCTGGGATGAAAGTAGCCGCGCTAGTGTTGTCTACGAAACCGCCATTTGCGGGATAAGTTGAATCAGTCATTTTAATACTTCCTATATAATAATATTAGTTTCGTACCCTCCCTTCTGCATACGCTTGCATAATCTCATTTGATAGTGCTTGGTATCTGTCTGGGTCAGTACGCATTAGTTTAATAATGTCTGCGCGTCTGTAGACCTTCTTGGCTCTCTGTTCACCACTACCACGGGCATTGCCTGTAGATGCGGATTTAACAGATTGCTTTCGTTGTTGTTTCTCATTGGCGGCAGTTTGAGTGACAACCTGTTGACGTTCCTTCCATAGGGAAAATAACTCGTCAGCGGCATCATAATCATACTGTTGGTCTGCCTGTACAAAAAGCTGTTGTCTAATCTTAGAACCCTTAATCCATTCAGCAAACTTCTCATCCTGCAAAATTCCCTGCATCTCAGGGTGTTTGGTTTGCAGTTTGTTCATCGCTGTAGATTGACGATATTGGTTGCTGATTTGTTCAGCTTCCTTTATCTTAGGGTGATTATTAATCGCTCTTTCGACTGCCTTGTCGGGGTCTGAGAAAA